CAGGTAAAGAAGCCGATGCGGCTACTGTATTAATTCAACAAGGTGCTGATATTATAACACAACACACAGATTCACCAGCGGCTTTACAAGTTGCTGAAGAAAAAGGTGTGAAAGCTTTTGGACAAGCTTCTGATATGATTATGTTTGCCCCAAAAGCACAATTGACTGCTATTATTGATGATTGGGGACCATATTATGTTGAAAGAGTTATGGCTGTTATTGATGGTAGTTGGGAATCTTCTGACACTTGGGGAGGTATGGATACTGGAATGGTAAAAATGGCTCCAATGACAAATATGCCCGAAGAAGTGGCTGATGTTGCTAATTTATTAGCTAATAAAATATATGATGGACAATTAGATCCTTTCGATGGAAAATTCTCTACTGGAGAATTATTGGGTATGACTGATTATCTTCCTGGCATTGATGCTATGAAGCCTTAATTATAAACTAGTCATTGCGTAAACTTATAAATAGAGTATATAAGGAGTTTACGCAATGGCACTTCAAGGAACTATGCCCGGAAATCTTAGCTTTTTATCACCCCAGGGTTTTAAATTTGCTATTCAAAAATTACCAAATGTCAATTATTTTTGTACAGCGGCATCTATACCAGACATCACATTAGGACAAGTAGATCAAGAAAATATCTTTATTAAGATACCAGTACCAGGTGATAAGCTTGTATTTTCTCCATTAGATTTAAGATTTCAAGTAGATGAAGATTTAGAAAACTTTAAAGAAATATATGATTGGTTAGAAGGATTAGGATATCCAGATAACTTTCAACAAAGAGCAAATCTACAATCTACACTACAACAAACAAACACTCATGCAGGGTTAACTCATTCAGATGGATCTCTTATAGTTACTACTGCACAATATCAACCCAACATTGAAATTAAATTCATAGATTTGTACCCAATAAGTTTAGGTGCATTAGAATTTAACGTGCAAGGAACTGAAATAGATTATCTAGTAGGTTCAGTACAATTTGCATATAGGAAGTATTCAATTGACACAGTAAAGTAATTGTGTTATAATGTCTATATTAACATATACATATGGAAATTATGCCCTTGAATTAGATAGAGGGAAAGGTATTGTATGGAAAAATGGACTACTTTTATTTAAAGGATTTGGTTATACTGCTATAAAGATTTATGTTGAAAATGTACCTGAACATAGACATAAGTTCCGCTCTCAATTATCAATGAGACAGAAAGTTGTTTTCAATAAATCACCAGTTCCAGAACCAGAGATAGAGAAACCACAGAAAAAATTAAAAAAGAGATAGTTATGGATTATTTGATTGTTATTATTTTTAGTACATTGTTACCCAATGGTATGAAAGATGTGTACGTGTTTGAAAGGCCTTCTTTTTCAACTGTAGAAGAATGTATTAATGGTGCTAACGATCCAGTATTAATTAAAAAAATGACTGCTAAACTTTTTATAGAGTATGGTAGAGCAAAAGCTATAGAACGTGTTGTATGTTCTACTCAAGAAAAGATTGTAGAAGTTTTAAAACAAAGTAAAGGAATTGATACATGAGATGTTGGCATTGTAGTAATGAATTGATTTGGGGTGGAGATCATGACTTAGAAGATAATGAAGAATATGATATGGTAACTAATTTATCTTGTAATAAATGTGAAAGTTACGTAGAAGTTTATCGTAAAAAAGAAGATGTGAATGAAGATACCTGAAACTATAATCTATGTTGACTCAGATAGAGTATGGTGTATGGGCGAAGCAATGGATCACCCAAAAGTATACTATACTGTGCCAGATGAAGGTTTTGTAGTATGTGGTTACTGTGATATAAAATTTGCTAGAAAGAAAAAGGAAGATGTGAATGAAGATTGAAGATATTATGGAAATGTGGAATAAAGATAGTAAGATTGATGAAACAGAACTTGCTACAGAAAGTTCAAATATACCAGTAGTACATAATAAATATTTGAAGATTTTTATGGCTGAAAGAATAAAATTATTTCAAGCTAAAGCAGAACTTAAAAAGAAACGTAGATTAATACTAGAGTATTATCTAGGTGAACTCGATCAAGATGATCTAAAAGAACTTGGTAGAGAACAATTTTATAAAAAATTATTAAAGAACGAAGTTGACTTATATGTTGATAGTGATGATGCTCTTACAGAGCATAGTCTTAGAGTATCAGTACAAGAAGAGAAAGTTAACTATTTAGAGGCTGTTTTACGACAAATAAATAACAGAGGGTTTCAGATAAAAAATGCAATCGACTGGAATAGATTCATCACTGGATAGTGAAGATAGAGTTGCACTCTTAAAAATGCGAATTGAAAAGTTTAAGAAAGATAATGCAGTATTATGGACAAAGAGTTATCCATACAAGACAACAAAAATATTTCCCGACAAAGAAGAGATACCATCAGAATCTCCAAAAGAGACGCCGTATATGTCTCTATTGAGACAGAAAATGGTATCGCCAAAGAAATAAGTGAGTACTTTACATTTGATGTACCTGGGGCTACATTTATGCCAGCTTATCGTAATCGCTATTGGGACGGTAAGATTAGATTATTCAATGTTAACACTAAACTTATATATCGGGGACTTCTACATCACTTAAAACTTTTTGCTGAACAGAGAGATTACGATTTAGATATACGTGACGGCTTAGATGATATTAATGATATATCTTTAAATGAAGCCGCTCTCTTCTGTAAAAATTATAAAATAAAGCCTCGAGATTATCAATTAGGAGCATTTGCCCATGCTCTCCGAAACGAGAGAGCCTTGATATTATCTCCGACGGCTAGTGGTAAATCTTTGATTATTTTTATGTTATGTGATTATATTCCGGGGCGTAAATTAATAATAGTTCCCACAACATCACTTGTTTATCAGTTAGATAAAGACTTTGAAGATTATTCTGATTCTAACAATAGTTATTCTACACACTTAATCATGTCGGGTCAAGACAAAAATGCAGATGCAGACATTTTTATTTCAACTTGGCAATCTATCTATAAACAACCAAAGAAATGGTTTGATCAGTTTGATATGATAATAGGTGATGAAGCCCATTTATTCAAAGCAAACTCTCTTACAAAGATAATGACTAAGTTAGAGAAATGTGAATATAGATTTGGTTTTACTGGTACATTAGATGAAACACAAACTCATAGATTAGTACTAGAGGGATTGTTTGGTCCAGTTATGAAGGCTATATCTACTAGAGAATTAATTGATAATAAGACAATAGCAGACTTGAAAATTAAAGCATTAGTACTTAAATATAGTGATACTATACGTAAAATGATGAATAATGCAAAATATGATGAAGAGATTAAATTTATTGCAGGACATACACCACGAAATAATTTTATAAAAAACTTAGCATTGAGTAGAAAAGGTAATACTCTTATATTATTTCAGATGGTAGAAAAGCATGGTAAAATAATTTATGATCTCATAAATAGTAGTGTAAATGGTAAACGAAAAGTATTTTTTATATATGGAGGGGTAGATGCCCAAGAAAGAGAACGTGCTAGGGAAATTACTGAAAGAGAAACAGATGCAATTATTGTGGCTAGTTATGGCACATTCTCAACGGGTATCAATATACGAAACTTACACAATATTATTTTTGCTAGTCCTAGTAAGTCTCGTATAAGAAATTTACAATCTATAGGTAGAGGATTACGTAAAAGTGATAAAAAAGTTTTGGCGACTCTATACGATATTTCTGATGATTTATCTTGGAAGTCTTGGCACAATTTTACTCTTAAACACTTTGCCGTCAGAGTGAAAATGTATAATGAAGAAGAATTTGATTATAAGATATACAACATAAGGTTAAAAGATGATATCTATAATTAAACTATCAAATGGTGAAACATTGATAGCTAACATAACATATAAAGATGATACTAAGCTTACAGTATCAGAACCACTCAAGTTGGATTTCATTCAACACTTTGGTGGTCCAGCTATGATTACTACATTCTGGGTACCATTTGAGAAAGATAAAATAAGTGTTGACATTAGTATGCATCATGTGATAATGTCTAATGAAGTACCTAAAGAAACAAAAGAATTTTATTATAAGTCTCTTACTAATGTTAGAGGCGAAATGGAACCAGAAACAGAAAAAGCAATGAAAGAAAGAGTGAAACAGGCTATGAAAAATATTTACAATTCTAATACATTCCCACATACGGTGCATTGATGGCTAAGCGACAGAAACATAATTATGTGGATAATAAAAAATTCCTAGCAGAGATGATTAAATACCGAGAATCTGTTATCAATTCAACACCAGATAATCGCCCTAGAGTGCCGTTTTATATCGGTGATTGTATTATGAAGATAGCAACACATTTATCATATAAGCCAAATTTTGTGAATTATACATTCAGAGAAGAAATGATATCTGATGGAGTAGAAAATTGTTTACAATATATTGACAATTTTAATCCAGATAAATCCAGAAATCCTTTCGCATATTTTACACAAATAATTTATTTTGCATTTTTAAGACGTATACAAAAAGAGAAGAAATATTTGTATACAAAATATAAGGCATCAGAGAATACTAATCTATTCGGTGAAACGTCAGATAGACATACTCATGATGGTAATAATAATACTTATGCTGATAAGATAAAATATAATGAATGGAGTGAAGAATATATGAATGATTTCATAGTAAATTTTGAAGAACATAAACGCAGAAAGAAAAGAAAGACAGTTGCTCCCCTAGATAAATTTATGGCTGAATAAATGAAGATAGCTATAATTAATGACACCCATTGGGGTGTTAGAAATGATTCGCAACAGTTTTTAGATTATTTCAAAAGATTTGTAGATAATATATTTTTACCATATCTAGATGAACACCAGATAGATACTGTAATACATCTTGGTGATATTGTAGATAGACGTAAGTATATAAACTTTGTAACTCTCAGACATCTTAAAGATACACTATTACACCCTATCTTAGATAGAGGGATTGACTTTCACGTTATTATTGGTAATCATGACGTACCATATAAGAATACAAATGATATCAATTCTATGGCTGAACTATTTGATCAACATAAAGTTTCTTACTATTCAGATCCCACAGTACAAACTTTTGATGGAACTGATATTCTATTTTTACCATGGATTAATTCTAGTAATTATTCTGATAGTATGAATCATATTAAAAACTCTAAAGCACAAGTTTGTTTTGGACATTTAGAAATAGCTGGTTCACCTATGATGAGAGGTGTAACTAACGAACATGGTATGAGTATAGATGATTTTAAAAATTTTGATTTAGTTGTTTCAGGCCACTTCCACACAAAATCTACTAATAGTAATATTAATTATCTTGGTACTCAATATGAACTTACTTGGAGTGATTATCAAGATCCCAAAGGCTTTCATATCTTTGATACTAATACAAGAGAATTAGAAATGATACGTAATCCTTATCGTATGTTTCATAAGATATTCTATGATGATGTTAAGAAAACTTCTGATGAAATTTTACATCAAGATTATTCTATGTATGAAGGTACATATGTTAAAGTAGTAACTCAACAAAAAGAAAATCCTTATACGTTTGATTTGTTTATGGATAAACTTCATCAAGAAAGTCCAATAGCAATACAGATAGTAGACGATCATTTGAATCTACACTTAGAAGGTGATGATGAATTGATTAATCAAACTCAAGATACTGTTACTATACTTTCTAAATATATCGAAAATATGGAAACAACTGTCCCCAAGAAAAAGCTTGACAGTTTGATGCGAACATTATATAATGAAGCTTTGTATATGGAAGTTTAATGAAACATAATATAAGAGTATATCACGAAGACACAGATTTTTTAGGTATAGTTTACTATGCTAATTATTTTAAATATATAGAAAGAGGTAGAAGC